AACAAATGAAGCTCCTAAAGTCTTTTCTAATTTCATCGGTTATCGTACAACTAGTTTTTATATAACGAATTGGAAACCAATAAATAAATCATCCATTATGACATTTAAATATGGGACTAGTATGAGTGCTGCATTTTTCGAACATGTTGATTCATTGTATACTGATCCAGATAGTCAGAAATATTGGAAGATAAAGAATGACCCTGTGTATGATGAAAATAAGTTAGATAGTTATATTTTATTAAGGGGTAGAGCTAATTATGATGCTTCAATAAATGATGATGAAACTGCAAGAGCGAATTATAGCTATGTTGATTTATATAGTCAAACGATATGGATGGGTATGCAATACACGATATCAAATCCAGAAGCAGACAATACTCAATGGACAGGTAATATGCATAGTAATTATCAAAGAGCAAGAGTACATAATTTGATAAATCTAGTAGAATTAGATAAATTGAACGTTGAGATTAATGTACAAGGAACAAACTTTAATGTTATAAAGGGAGATAAAATTCCAGTAGCATTAATTAAGAATGATCCGTTTGAAGTTAGGAAAGTGCATAAAATAGATATGAATGCGGCAGTAGATTTCTTTTATTCTGGTTGGTATTATGTTAAGGGATTTACTTTAACATGGAAAAGAGAAAATAAAGGTATATTTTCTAATTTTGAACAATCCTTTATATTATCTAGAAGAGAATGGCCACCACCAGAACCAATTGATCCTATACAAACAGCAGAAGAAAATTAATAAAAGAATATGGCAAATATATTTAAAGATTTTAGAAGTTTAAGGAGAGTTGGAGCATATGCTAATACTTTAAATAAAAGATATGATGAACCAACATACTTATCTTTTAAAGTAAAGTTTATTCCATCAAGTATTTATAATGATGTTATAACAACTAATTATGATAGAATGCCTCATCCATTATTCGAATCAGCTCAAAGTGATGATTTCGAAGCTAGAAATAAGTATTCTACTATTTATTTTTTAAGAGATTCTAATGAATTCACACGTGCTACTCTTTTAAAAGAATTAAAAGATAAATGGGAAGATATACAACTTTATTATCAATATTATTTTCAACAAATAGATGGTATTGGAGAACTTTTAACTATCAATACAAAAAGAGGAAGAAGAGTACCTGAAGATTTTAGATTAACATTCACAATGTTAGAAGGTATTGATTTAAGAGTTAGTTATCTTTTAAATCTTTATAGAAAAATTGCATGGGATGACACTTATCAAAGATGGGTATTACCTGATATGATGAAATACTTTAGAATGCAAATATTTATTACAGAATATAGAACTTTTCATCAAGCTTACAATACAGATAAAAATAGATTTATTTATAATGTTGGAACAGATGTTGGAAATGCTGCACAAACACCAGGTAGTAATAACTTCTTACAAAATATTTTTAATACAGTTGCACAACCAGGTATAGATATTTATAACGCAGTTAGACCTTCTCAAATAAATATAGCAGAGAAAGAAGTAATAGCTATGAGATTCTTAGATAATATAAGTCCTACCTGGGCTATTGAATTAGAACAATGTGAATTTGATATAGAACATATGCCATTTACATATCTTGATTCTTTATCTAATGCAACAGATCCAGAACAAGCAAGTGTTCAATTTAAAATAAAAGTTGGAAAAATTAATGAAATACAAGCATATCCAATGTTTACTTATGGATATCTCTCTGATAAATTACTTAACACAGTTCCTGAAAGAACTAAAGAATTTGATATTGCAGCAGCCACAAATGATGGTGGTCCTCAACTAGTATACCCTGAAGGAACTAGTAATAAATCGAATTATAATTCTGCAAGTGGTAGAAGAGCAGCTTTTGAAAAAGATAATATTATTAAAATAGCAAAATTAATTGATTATTATAATAGTATATCTGGAGAACCAGATATCCATTTTTCTGGAACTCCATTTAATGAAAATCAAGATAATTTAAGAAATTCAGCTGAAGTTATGGGAGGATCTACAAGTTGGGTTGAAAATGGTATCAAATTTGGCCAAGCCTTTACTGAAAATGCAGTGGAAGATACAATGGATAAACTTGCAATGACACCAATATCTGGTTTTGGATATGATACTGGTGTTTCTTTTAATGATGTATTAGCTACTGCAGAATCAAAAGATCTTTTAAATGTTTTTGCTTTAGTTAGAAGAGCTATTAGAACTGCTACTCAAAATGACCTAGGTCCTAGTAAACAATTAAGTGAAGGAACAACAATTTTAAAAGCTAAAGCAGAAGCCATATATGAACAATATTTAAATGAAATTATAGAAGGATTAGCTTCTGAAGCTACCGACAATGATGGTGGACAAACTAGTTCACAATCACAATTTAAAGCAGCAGCACAATTAGCATTACAAATACTTAAAACAACAGAAGAAGAAGGTACAGATGTGGAAGGTGTTTATTCTGAAGCAACTGATGGAGATACTCATTTATCTGTTGATACACAAAATGCTTCTTTTTCTGAAGCAACTGACGGAGATACTCATTTATCAAGTAATATGCAACAAGCTGGATTTTCTATAGCTACAAATGGAAATGATTCAATGTCTATCAATACACAACAAGCAGATTATTCAGAAGCAACTGATGGAGATACAACATTATTTCTTGATACACAACAAGCAGAAAATAAAAGTGAAGCAACAGATGAAGATGCATTAGAAATAAAAGGGTTTATTGAAGCACCACCTTCAAGTGAAGCAACTGATGGAGATCCACTATTATGAAATTAGTCAAAGAAAACATATCATTTAAAAGAAATATTAAGCCAAAACAAATATTAGATATTGGATTAAAAGAATTAATTCAAATATATTATTTAAATTGTATAATGAACCAAAAAAATATTTAGTAATATCAGGAAAAAATTAAGATGAAAGAAGATTTTATAAATAAAAGTCTATCAGATAATGATTGGATTGCTATAGTTACAAACAATATAGATCCATTATTTTCAGGGCGTTGTCAAATCAGAGTATTTAGACTTATGGATGATGTTGATGCACAACAATTACCATGGGCACTACCAATTAATTCAGCAATATTTGGTAGTGATGGAGCTGGTTCATTATCAATTCCTAAAATTGGTCAATTTGTTAGAATTAGATTTAATAACGGAGACATATATGCTCCGGAATATACAGCAATACAAAATGTTGATACTAATCTTATTGAAAGAATTAAAGATGATTATGACGGTACACATGTTTTATTACATGATCCAGATGAAGAAGTAACTGTTATCTATCAAAGGAATAGCGGTATACAAATGTATTATAGAGAATCGTTTATACAAATTTCTCCTGATTCCATGATAACCATCCAACATGCGAATCAAGATTCTGTTATTCAATTAGAAGGTGATAAATGTAATATAGTAACTAAAAATGAAGTTAACATTTCAGCGGCAGCAAAAGTCAATATTGAAGCAGATGAAGTCCGATGTGCTGGTAATCAAGCGACTAAGGTCGGAAAAGGCCCTTATAATCACGCCGTGATGGCTGAAGTTTTATTTCCAATACTTACTACATTAGCTACAGCTATTGACGCGAAAATGCCAGCTACTGTTGGAGTGAATGTAGGGTTAGTTAAACAGGCTAAGCAAGCAGCAACATCAACAAATGTTTTCATCAGTAAGTAGTTCTATTACCTTTATTCCACGGAATTTGTCCTTTTTTAGCGTTACTTATTTTCTTTTTTGATTCTTCTGATAAATTAATTCCTTTATTCCAAGGGATTCTTCCGTACATAGCTTTTTTATGTTTTTCAGATAATTTCACACCTTTATGAGCGATAGATAATTTCAATTTATATTCATCACTCATTTTTTTACCTTTATTCCATGGAATTTGTCCTTTTTTAACGTTACTTATTTTCATTTTTGATTCTTCTGAATGTTTTCTTCCTTTAGAAACTCTTGACATTTTTTCTTTATATTCTGTAGAATTCATCACTATATGTAATTTTTTTAATTGTTCTTCACTCATTTTTTTATTTTTATTCCATGGAATTTGTCCTTTTTTAGATTCACTTATCTTCTTTTTAGTTTCTTTAGTATGTTTTTTTCCATAAAAAGGGTTTTTATTTCCAAAGATATTTAAATTATCTTTTATTTTTTGTTTAGTTTCTTCAGATACAATAATTGGCGTATGTCCACCCTTAGGACATATATTATATCCGTTTTCTCTTATATGTGTTTTGAATAATTTGATATATTTTTCTTGAGCATCAAAAGCTTCTTGTTTTGTATCAAATTGTTCTAATATTTTTCTTTTAAAATTTTCTTTTCCATATTCTTTTATTTTTTTAGATAGCATTATACCGCTTCCTAAATAACCATCACTTAAATTATTAGTTGAATGATCACCAACATATTGTTTGCCATTTATTAAATTAGTTGTAATGTAAGTAAAATGAAATTTTTTCATGATTAAACCTTTTTATTTTAGAATATATAAATTAAGAGTGGGACAGTCAGTTTTAAACCTTCTGATTGACTTTTCTAGAAGTCTAACCACTTTAATTATATATTCATAATGAAATTTAATTTATGACAGCAGTAACTCAAGTAATAAAGGATTTTTTATTCGCAACTTTAAAAAGATTAGTTAATGAAGCTTCTAATTTTTTTAGTAAGTCG